TGCGGCCACTGATAGGATGCCCGTAGCCCTACAAAGTAGGATTATCGGATACATCACCAGAGACCCAGAAAGAATCGATTGCTGGCATAGATTACTAACTGAATTTCCTTTTTATATTGATAATAAAGAAATCTTTATGAAATTGAAATATTCAGTTGGTCAACCTATGGGAGCATATTCATCTTGGCCTGCTATGGCGCTAACGCATCATTACATTGTAAGGATAGCTGCTATGAGATGTGGATTAAAACCCACATTTGATAACTACTTCCTACTTGGTGATGATCTTGTTATTGCCAATGATTCTGTAGCAGAATCTTATAAAGAATTAATTTCTTCACTTGGTATGCCATACTCTGTTGAGAAGACTCATACATCACATGATGTGTTTGAATTCGCAAAGAGATGGTTTTACAAAGGTGAAGAAGTTACTGGATTTTCTATAGGTGGTCTTATGACTACTTATGGAAAGTATCCACTTCTTTATAATTTCTTACAGAATCAGCAGACTCATGGCTGGACAATTCCAATCGAATTGCACCCGGTCTTGATCAGAGGTATTTTCTCTATTATGAAAAGACAATATTATATTATTAATAAAGTCGAATCAATGATAAAGTTATACCTTTTATTCGATGCTCTTATGCTGTATAAACAACATAAGACAGATGAGGTATGTAAGATATTCTTCGAAAGATTGAATACTCACATAGCTCCGCTGGATATTTGGCATGAGACTTTTCCGTCTCATCTTATCTGGTTTAGAAACCTTTTAAGTGTAGCTAAATATCAACTTGTCGAATCTGATTTATATAAATTCCAAACTGATGCTTATGTTGTTAATAACAAACTAAACACCATTGTTTCGGATTATATAAAGAGTCTAGGAGACCAACCTGAAACCCAAGTCGCCTTCTTAACTGAGACTATTTCTACATGTCTTGGTTGGAATCATCCAATAGTAAGAACATTAAATAGTTTGATAGATAAATCTATTGATTATTTAACATGTACTGTACTATCTGGTCCCGGAGAATTAGTTCCTTCGTTCATTCTTGAACAAGGTTTATCTAAATACTTCGTTTCCAAAGGAGTGTTTTCAACCAGAGCCTCTGTATCAATAGCACTAGCAGAGAGCGCTGTATTAAAACAAATAATCAATGCATCAAGGAAACAAATTCCTTTTGATATCATTGAAAAGTTTGGTTATGATACAGGCCCGATTCAAGAACCAGAAGTGGCAATGAGTGGATTTATGATCCCTCACTGATTTATCACTAGACATTTAGGTAAAATCTTCAAGATGAGTAGAATCATCTTAATAAGAAGATCTAAATGAATATCTGTTTATACTCTTGTAATTGGATTAATCTCCCAATTCCAAGGTACTGCAGTCGTGATAGATGCCGCGTTCACAATCTGGTTAAC